TTTATTATTCTTAAGTGCTCAATTCTGATAGAATTAAAAATCTCTATTAAGATTACAAAATGACAACTCTAAATAAAATTGATCTATCTGTGATGCAATTAGATAATATTAATTTACAATACAAAGATACATGGAATATAGTTAAAGTTGGTTTTGGAAAAGATAATATAAGACAAAAAATTATTTTAGAACCAGAAGAAGGTATTCCAAAAATACGTATTTTCTATCCTAAAGATAGTCTATCACCGCAAGAAGCTATACAAGGAAGACATCCATTTGGTGGTTTAGGATTCTATGCTGCCCCTGTAGTTACTTTTCCTGCTAATGAAGTTGTATTTGAATACGAAGTTTATCTTGATGATACTTTCAAACCCCAAAAAGGCGGTAAGTTACCAGGTTTATATATGTCTAAAGGATTAGATTTCTCTGGAGCAAGTGGAGGAAATAAAAGTCAAACAAATTCATCTTGTCGTATAATGTGGCGTCAAAATAATATGGCCGAAGCATATGTTTATACTCCCACACCTCGTCAATCTCCTGAATATTATAATATACCTAATCAACAATTAAATTCTAAATATGGAGATAGTTTATGGAGAGGACTATTTAATTTAAGGAAAGGACAATGGAATATAATTAGAATTCGTATAAAATTAAATAGTGTTACTTCTAAAAAACACGCTAATCCCGATGGTATTTTAACAGTAAAAATAAATGAAGTAGAAAAGACGTTTTCAAAAATGATATGGAGACTTGATAGTGAAGTTAAATTATCAGCTTTATTTGTTGATACATTCTATGGTGGTTCAACTGTTGATTATTGTTGCCCAAATGATACATATCTATATTTTAGGAATTTCTCTGTGACAAAAAAGAATTAAGTATATAAGAATTATTTATTCTATAAGATAAATGACAAGTGAAAATAATAATGAAAAAGATATGTTCTATATGAGAATGGCAATTGATTTGGCTGATAAAAATATTGTTTGCAGTGTGGAAGGAGGTGGTCCATTTGGTGCTATAATTGTAACTAAAACTGGACAAATAGTAGGACTTGGTACTAATGAAGTTACTAAAAATTTAGATCCTACAGCTCACGCAGAGGTTCAATCTATAAGAAATGCTTGTCAAAATATGCGATCTTTTAGTCTTGAAGACTGTACAATTTATTCAAGTTGTGAACCCTGTTCAATGTGTCTTTCATCGATATTATGGTCTCGTATTTCTCGTATTGTCTATGGAAATACACGACATGATGCTCAAAATATTGGATTTGATGATACAGAAATATATGATGAAGTAAATAAATCAAATGAATTACGTAAAATACCTATTGAACAATGTTGTCATGATGAAGCAATTATAACTTTTCAAAAATGGAGTAATAAAACAGATAAGATTCACTATTAGACCCACTCTTCGTTACATAATTTTCTCCAAAATATATCGCCAGCATTATGTATATTTTTATACACATAATTCATAATATTATTTTTATATTGTCTCATAAAACTTTTATGCATTTTTTTAGTATGTTCTGGAAACTTTAGAGACATTTCTGTTTCAAGAATATTACATATTTCCTTATAATATTTTGCCACCATACCTCGTGGAAACTTTTCAAGAATATCTACATTTACAACTTTTTTATATGTAGGACATACAATAAGTTTATTTCTATCATTTATATTATAAATACATTCATTATCATCTATAATTATATAATTTATATCTTTTGGATTTTGTAAAACTTCTATTATATGACTATTAATCATACGAATTGATTTGTTATTATTAGAATCACAATGTTCTCTTGTAAAAATTGGTCGATTAAATTTAATATTATGTAGTTCTTCAAAACATTCTACTATATAATTAGCCCAGTCTTTACTTGATGAAGTATATATGAAGAATTCTCTATCAGGATGTTTTTGTTTTGTAGTTTCATAAAATTCTTTAAAATGTGGTCTTGCTAATCCATTACTTAATGCATTAAATATTTCAGTTTTAATATTATCAGGAAGTTTATTATCATCGTAATTATATTTATTCAAATATACAAGAATACTTGAATAACATACTTGAGGTTCAATATTTCCTATTAATGTTCCATCTAAATCGATAATAAATACAAGTGGCATTATAGATACTTAAAGATATAATTTATAAATATTTATAAATATGATTGTATTACAAAAAATATGTTTTTTATATAATTTTTTATTTTTATTTTTAAATTTATCAAATATTAATGGTCAAGTAATACCAGCACCATCACCGACACCTATAGTATATCCTACATTATATTATGTTCTATATCCTAAAAGAACAATTACTATTGGTCTAGGAACACCAAGATCTGATTTGAATATCGGTATAAATAATGGATATACTGTATTGAATCAAACTATGGAATATTTGAGTTTCATAGGAGGAGGAAATGTAATTTTATACCCAGGTACTTATGTAATAGATGGACAAGTTGCTTTACCTTCTAATATACAATTAATAGGTTCAGGAGTAGATAAGACAATTTTGAAATTAAAAGAGTATTCCCTTTTCTTTTCAAATGCTGTTGGAAATCAAGGTTTTATAAAAGCATCTCAACTTACTAACGTTTTAATATCAAATTTGACTTTAGATGGGAATAGAATTAATCAAATAATAAACACTAATTTAGGAATAGATCCGTTACAACCTCAAAGGCGAGGTGCTAGTGGCATTTCAACAATCGGTAGCATTTCAGTAAATATAATTAATGTGAGAACTTCAAATTTTCAAGGTTATGGTATGATACCGCATGGGTATCCTACACAAAATGTATATGGTAAATTTCTTAATATACAAAATTGTATATCTGATAATAATGGTTTGGATGGGTTTAGTATTTATTTATATAAAAATGTAACCATGTTAAATAATACTGCATATAGTAATGATCGACATGGTTTTTCGATATCTTATGATACACATTATTTAATGTTTAATAATAATTCTGCAATTCAAAATGGTTTTAATTATCCAGGTGCCACTGGTTGTGGAATTCAACTACAGGATGGACAGAATGGGACTAATATTACTACTACATCAAATATTATAATTAATTCAACTTACATATTTAATTCTTCAGTAGCTGGAATATGTTATGAAGATGTATTTTATATTCAAGCAATGAATAATAATATTCTTGTTTCACCACAATGTATGATATTTAAGAATACGACAAGAGTTATTGCAAATAATAACACATGTATTAAAACTGCAACACAATTCGCTATAGATATTAATTCACAAATAATTCAATATAATAATATATTTTCTCAAAGTCTATTAAATCAACCACCTCTTATACTTACAGCGGGATATGATAATACTTCAAATATCACTTTACAACAAGGTTCTGATGTATCTCATGCTCTACAAGATGCTTTAGATGCAATTGCATTTAATGGCATAGGAACACTTAAATTATCAAAAGGATTATTTATATTAGGAACATTTTTATCATTAAGTTCTTATACAAATTTAATAGGTCAAGGAATGCATGATACAGTTCTAAAACTTATTGATAATTCTGAACCATTTATTCAAGGTACAAAGAAATTTTCAGGTGTAGTTCATGCATATAATTCTGATAATATAATTGTAGCGAATTTAACAATTGATGGAAATAAAGTAAATCAACTTAAAGATGAATTACATTCCTATGGGAAATATGGATTTTACATTCAAGCATGTGTAAATATTACAACAGATGGAGTTAGAGTTACAAATTTTCAAGCTTATGGATTTGATCCTCATGGTTGGAAAAATGCTCAACTATGGGGTCAAAGTCTTAATATACTAAATTGTTTATCAGATAATAATGATTGGGACGGGTATGCACTTGATCAAACAGATTATATAAATGTTGTAAATAGCACAGCAATGAATAATGGACGTCATGGTTTTAATGTAGTCACTGGATCTAAATATGTTTGGATTAAGAATTGCACTGCCGAAAATAATGGATTTTATTATCCAAGTAATCCAACAGCAGGAGGTTGTGGTGTTATTATTCAAAATGGTATGAATTTTGGGACAGGATATGCTATTGTTGAAGATGTTTATGTTAGAAATTCAACTCGTGGAGGACTATGTGCCAATGATGTTTTTCAAATAGAATTTAGAAATAATACTGTAAATAATGCAAGTATTTGTATGAATTTTGTAAATCTTCGTGAAAGTTCGGTTCATGATAATTTATGTAGTTATACAAATTCTTTTATTCTTCAAGATAATGTACAAACTACTAATTTAGCAAATAATACTTGGATTCAAATTCCTATAGCATCTTCAGCATCTATAATAAATAGTTTAAACTTAAATATAATTTTAATTGCAATAACTCTTGGATATTTGCTAATATAGATCCATATAAGAATAATATATTATCATATAATAGGAATAGGAATACTATTCACAATTAATAAAATAATATCTTAAAAATGAAAATTCCCCTACTTGATAATATAGGCATAGGCAGTTTGTCTTATGTTTTTTCGATTGTTTCAATAACAGATAAAAAGAGTACTACAAAAAGTAAAAGTATAATTACAGAAGAAAGATTAGAAGATTTAGTTAATATAGTAAAAAATTATGATTGTATAATATATACAAAATCACGAAATAGCACGAACAATTGATTTCCATATTATATGCATAAATTTATATTTTTTTGGTTCTAATTTTTGTGGTAATTCAGGTTCTAATTTAGGTTTTTCATATTGATTTACTCTTGCAAAAAAGAGTATAGCATCATAATATTTAATACCTTTGAAAACCATATGTAAATTTTGAGATGGTATATCACCTATATAATAAAACCTATCAATTATACCTGGATTATCATATGCTGTAGTTATAATTTCTATAAATGTTTCTTTGGGTGTATCATGCATTATAGGTATATTTATACACCTATTTTTAATATAACAAGTCAAATTTACTTCAGTGTCTTTTATTTGATCATAATCAGGTTTCAAAATATATTTCCAATCAGGAAGTTCGGCATTACAAAATCTACAAATAATTTCTTCTGGATTTCCAATATTTCTTATTTGCCATTTTGCAAGACATAATGCATGAACACGTTTAGAACAATTGCATGGAATATCTTCAGTACATTCCTCAAAACAAATCCAACAAGTATCGATATCTATATCTAGATCTTTTAGATGGTTTTCATCGTTCATATTTTTATATACATAAATGTATTTATTCTAGATATGTTTATATATTGTTCAAAAGATTTCATATTTCTATTTGAATATTTAGAAATTCTTATAAATTATAAAGTTCATAACAAATTTAATAGTAATACAGAATATTATGCTTTATTTGGTCTTCCTACTATCCCATATACTATATCAAATAATAATAAACCTCAAATAATTGTTTTATATAACAATACTTATGATAATCTTGATATTATGAAGCAATATAATTTAAAACATCAAGAAAATTATATTAATGGAATATTATATTTTTATGAAAATATAGAATCTAATAGAGATATTACATATATTACACAAGGTATATATAATATTGATATTTATCCAATATTAATATGTATATTATTTATTTTTGGTAATATTATTCATTCTACTTGGAAACATCTTGATAATTTTAACGAAATATCATCAACTGTTTCTTCTAATAAATGGAGAAATCAATATAATATATATTATCAAACATATACAACATTAGTAGGACTTGATAAAGTTGAAACTGAATGGGTTATAAAAGTAAGAGCAGATGAATTCTATAATGATTGGAGTATATTCATAGATAGGATGAAAAGTAATTCAGATAAGATTGTTTGTAATAATGTATATTTTTATTATGGTAAAAGAAGAGTATATCACATATCTGATCATATTCTAGGAGGTAAAACTGATAATATTAAATTAATGTTTCAAAATTGTTTAAATTATCTACAAAAAATAGAAGATTATCCTAAATATATATTTCATGCTGAACAAATACTCACATTTTCCTATTTATTATCAATTTATTCTAAAGAAGAACTTATATATTCTATTGATACTTCAAGAAATTTACTTATTAAACATTTTATAGTAGTTCCTATTACTGACTTTATTAAGTATTGTGTTATATCAAATTATAAAGGATCAAAATTAAAAGTAACACAGAATAATTATAATAATTACAAATTTATTACACCTATACATAGTATAGAACAAATCTAATATTTATTTCTTAAGAATATGATTATTATATAAGAATATTTTACGACATAAAATAATCTCACTATTATGATAATTACAAATAACACTACTAATATGAAACATTTTTCAGGAGACTCTGTGGTCTTAACAGATAGGGGATGTAAAACCATTAGAGAACTATATAATAATGGTAATTATACAGAGAATGATATATATGTAATTGTAAATGGTAATAAATATAAATGTAATAATATTGAATCATGTGGATTATTAGAATTAGTTAAAGTATCGTTCAAAAATGGTATGGATATTTATGTTGATCCTGATCAAGAATTCATTGATGATAAAGGTAATACTATAAATATCCAATTCATAAAACCTAATAGTAATAGTAATATTAATACTATACCTAGTAGAATAGCATTAAATAATATTGATTTATTCGTTTGGGATAATTCTTATGGAACATATACAGAAGGATATATTTTAGCTCTTGTATTTCATAATTTATATAATTTTGCAAATTTTGTATCTATTCGTATATCAAAAAAAATAACTGATCATACTGAATATTATCCATATAAGTTACTTGTAGAATATTTTAATAGAAAAAATATAGATTTAGAAATTAAAAAACATATGGAAGGTGATGACTTTATAATATATAGATTTTGTTCTACATATTTCAAATTATTATTAATAAAACTAGGTATATGTGAAAATAGTAAGAATTTTTTTGAAAGAGGTTCTTATGATTTTACACAAGGATATTTACGAAGTGTTTTTGATTTAGATGCACAAGTTATTATAAAAGATGAACATAGTGATTGTATTATTAAATTAATTAAACAAAATGTAGAATATCTAAAAGGTATTCAAAGAACATTATTCAATTTAGGAATACCATGTCATGTTGATAATGATGCTTTAATTATCAAATCATTGGTAAATATTTATAAATTTAATTTCATTATTGGTTTTGGTGTAGAAGATAAAAATACACAAATTACATTTTCTAAAAATAATTCACAGAAAAATATAACAACTCATAAACATCACCATTGGTCATATGTTAAAGATATTGTACAACTTAATAGACGATATGAATCATATAAAATTTATATAGATGGAGATATTATCGCTGTAAATGGTATTCTTGTAAAAGCATAAAAATTATATAGTAGTAATATAAATAATTATGATAAAGTTATTGTTGGGATTAATTTTCATAATCATCACAATTGTCATAGTTTCTTTTATTTTCAAAGTAAGGAGTTTCAAATGTAATGCGAATAAATCTAAATATAAATCTACTGAACCTATTATTTACCTTGATAATAATGGAACTACTAAAATTTTTAATGAATCATTAGAATTAAGTGATTATGTATATAGAAATTATTATGGTAATGCGTCTGCTATTTATAAACTTGGATCACAATCTAAAAAATTATTAGAACTATGTCGGAGAAGAATGGCTAAAATGTTAAATTGTGATGCTACTGAATTATTCTTTACAAGTGGTGCAACTGAATCTAATAATATTGCTATTAGAGGTATATTTGCTAAACATAAGAAAAATGGAAAACATATTATAACTTCTTCTATAGAACATCCATCGGTAATTAATACTGTAAAATCAATTCCAGATGCGGAAGTTACTATTTTATCAGTTGATAAATATGGTCAAATTGATTTAAAAGAATTAGAAAATGCAATTAGACAAGATACTATATTAGTAACTATAATACATGCTAATAATGAATTAGGTACTATTCAAGATGTACGAGGTATATCCGCAATATGTAAAAGAAAGAAAGTACATCATCATTCTGATTTAACACAATATATAGGGAAATATATTGTAGATTTGCATGATATGGGTGTAGATAGTGCTGCGATATCAGGTCATAAGTTTCATTCTTCTAAAGCAACAGGAGGATTATATTTAAGAAATGGAGTTAAATGTGAAGCGTGTGTTCAATCGGGTGGAGGTCAAGAATCAAGTATTAGAAGTGGTACTGAAAATATTCCAGGTATAACTTCTATGGCATATTCACTATTTATATGCTATCATTTATTAGGTAAAGGTGCAGCTGAAAAAATAAAAGCAATGAGAGATTATATGAAGGATGAAATAAATAGAAATATCCCTAATGCTATTACTAATGGTCATCCTACAAATCAATTATATAATACTCTATCAATGTGTCTTCCTATTAATAGTAGGAAACTTATCAATATGTTAGATAAACATAATATTGCGATAAATTCTGGTAGTGCATGTAGTAAGACTAAATTATCATCAGTATTAAATGCTGTAGGATTAAGTGCGAAAGAACAAGAAGGATCAATCAGAATATCATTAGGGTTCTTAAATACAATGCAAGAGTGTAAAACCGCAGTTAAATATATAATTCATTATACTAATGTCTTACTACATAAAGAAAATTCTCAAGAAAAAGAACAAGAAGAAGAAGTTTAGAAATTTTAGAAACTACTATCTAGATATTCACGAAAAAGTAATCTATCTATTGCTTGTCTCTTCATGATATCATATATAATATTCATCTCGTTAGCCCTTGCTAACGCTTCATTTGTTATCTGTTCATCTATCTGTTTTACATTCTTAAGATTGAGTTTATCAAGTTCCTTATATTTCCTTTCAAGTTCTCTTACCATTTTATTATATTCTACAATATCCTTCTTGAGTTCATCTCGGGTTGTAGCATATTCTTTTCCTTTCATTTCTTCCATTCTATTTTTTTCATTATCTATTTCACTTTTCATATATTCAATTCGATCTCTAAAATAGCCCATGTTAAACATAGACATATCATCAGGTTTTTCTGTTAAATATCTATGGACTTTTACTGTCCATTCTCCTTTATCAAAATCAAGATCAGAATGTGAGCAATATCTTGCTGAACGACCTATTGTTTGTTTATCTGCTGCCATAGTTAATAAAGGTTCAAATATATGTACATGTTTGGTAGCTTTAAGATCCAATCCCTCATTATAGTTTTGACTTGCAAGGAATAATTGTATATATTCACCTCTTGCGTTTTCTTTTTTATTGAAAGCATTTACAAGTTTCTTTAAATTTTCTCTATTATCATTTAATTCACTTGATATTGCTAATATATATCGTGGTTTTTTATCAATATTATTAATATTCGTCTCCATTTTTTGTGCATCTGTTTGTGTTAATTTTGTAAAACCTAATTCATCTTCTAATGTTTTAGCAATTGCTAATATACCTTGCCCATGAAAATTTCCTCTGTTCTCATAAAAAGAACTATATATATAATGTTTTTCATTAGGATATTCTTTAATAGTATTAATAAGCATAGGTAATTTTGAAGAGAATTCCCCTATAAGCATATCTTTATCTAAATTATATAACATATTTGAATATTTACGTGCATGTTTATAATATTTGGAAATTTCATTTTTTTCTAATAGAACATTAGCGTTTTTTATATTATTAGGTTCATGATTATATACTTGTGCATATTTAGAAAATTGTTTATAACTCATAGGTGTTTTAGTAGGTCTATCTTGTATAACACGAGGAAACCTTGTGTAATCTTTTGACATGTCAAAATAACTCACTAAACCTGCTATTTCACTCTCAAATTTCTTTAAATTATCTGGATTACTAACATCAGGTTTCTCTATTAATGGAGCTTTCCTATCACGAACCATATTTAAAAGTGCTACTACATCTGTTGGTGTATCACCAGGAGTAGCTGTTAATATTACTATCTTTAAGTCAGTAGTATAAGGATTATTATAATCTAAAAGAAACTTCTTAACAGCATCATTTTCTACTTTTTGATTAGGAAGCGGTTTAAATATATTATGGACTTCATCTATAACTAGAACAGCATTCTTCAAGAAGTTTTTATGTTTAATAATATCTTCTTCTTTTTTAACACTTTTCAAGGGATTTCCTATTAATAAATAATGTGATAATGTAGCAAAAGTAAAGAAAGATACTTTTCTTTTTTCGAACTCTTTTTTTACTTGTTCTATAGATTTTCCTTTAAATCGTGGAAAAAAATTCATAGCACATTTATGAAAATTTGAAGGTGGATTACTATTAGATGCTTCAACAGATGTTGCAAAAACAATATTTTTATCAGTATCCCAAAAAGCTTCCATTGCTGCTGTTGCACTACAAGTTTTACCTGATCCTAAAGAATGCCATACAAGAATACCTCTATTAGTTGTATCAACAGAAGCAAATCCTTTCATAACTGTATTTACGACTGATTGTGGGAAAGATAATGAAGTACTATTAGAAGAGTTAGAAGTATTGGGTTTGCATCGATTTCCAACACCAGATAATTCTTGATGTTTAGGTGCATAAGGAGATGAATAAAAGTTTAATAAATAAGATTGCACTGATTCTCTTGTAATATCCTTTGGCCAATCTTTAGGAAAAGATGACATTATTATTATACTATAATATCTATATAAAATTTATATTTTACTATATTATATTATTTTGTCTCATTTCATTTTCATATAATAAATACCATACATTTAATGGACCTTGTCTTCCAATACGTGCTGCTCTACCTATAACTTGTTTTTCGGTCTCTGATTCTACTTTATGAAACATAACAATATCAGAAGTATTTTCAAGATTTAATCCTGAACCATAGTTACGACAATTAACTAATAGTACATTGAGATCTTCATTTTTATATCTGTCTAAAGTTTTTCTAATATGACTTTCATTTCCTTTAAGGAAAGCATATTTTACTTTAAGATCATTTAGGATATCTATTATATTTCCAAAACTCATATCATAAGATGAATAAATAAGTATTTTCCCTGTACTTGCACGTTGTTTCAAAATAATCTCTAAATTCTTTAATTTATCAAATTGCTCATTAACATCATCTTCGCTAATAATTGGCATTTTCCCAACAATATCATTATCATCTACCACAAGTAAATCAATTGGACACAATGTTTCTTTACATAAAGGGCAGAATGAATGTTTCGCAAGCCAAATATTAATACATAAGAAACAATAGGTGTTGGAACAGCATTGTGCGATAGATTTGTTTTGTATATCATCATAACATATACAACAAGTATTAGTATTTTTAATACGTTCTTTAATACCTTCTATTTTATTTTGGAATTCGTTTTTTTTCCTATTGAGACGATTAACTTCAATAAGTTTTTGTTCGGGTGTATCAAATAGAATTTGATTAGTTGATTCGAGACGAATATCATAGTTATTTACTTCTCTGGAATAGCGTTCTATTTGTATCATTATAAGATTATCTTCAGTACTTCTATGACTAGGACTAATTCTTTGCATTGCTGATGCTATATCTCCAGCATTTAATGATTGAATTACCTCTCTATCAACAAATCCATCAAGAATATTAATTGAAACAGGTGTTTTACATTTTATAAATTTGCTAATAGTAGGTGGTAATGATATAGATGTTTTTACGTATTCATCTTTATTCTTTATAACCAATATTTTAACAAAGTCTTTAGAAAGATTATTATATAAATCCATAAATAAGTCTTTAACAAATCCAGAGTTTCTAATTCCAGTAGCATACCATATACTACGATTTTGACTATGATCCCATTTATTAAATCCACGAGGATATAATAAATTTCCATAAGATGCAGTTACAAACCAATAGAAATTACTTTCAATAGGAATACAACTTGGTAAATTCATATTATCAATTTCATCATATATAACTCTTTGCATTCTAAAACTTCTAGATGTAAGGAAATGTGCGATTCTAACATAATAACTTTGTGTTACAACGATTAAATCGTATGTTGGAACAGAGGTTTCATTATCATATAATGTCTCAACATGTTTCATTTTAGAAATAATAATAAATTTCATATTATCAGAGAATGCTTTTATATATGCTTCCCATTGTGATACCAAATTATGTGGAATAATTAATAGATTAGTTTTAATATTAATACTTTTTTCAGAGAAACATAATACTATTTTATTGTTTCCATAAGATTTTATAGTACTACCAAAATTAGTAATATCATTGTCTGCTATTAAAGCTAATACAACAAATGATTTACCTGAACCAACCCTATCACCTATAATACCAACTTGTGTTCTTAAAAAGTCATTTTCATGTATATTTTGATTAGATTGTTCAAGTATTTTATATTGTGATAGGTATTGTTTTTGATTCTCGTAATCTTTGCATCTTTTTAATAATGTTAATTGATGTGGCCATAGACTTATTTTAGTATTAGGTGGTTGGTCAGATTGTAAGTTATTTTCATCTAGATCTTCAATGATTACATCATAAGAACTCATTTAATTAAGTTTATTTTACTTTACTAACATAAATAAGTTTTTCTTATAGAATCAAACTTTTTGTTGATTTAAGGTTTTTGCTTTACTTAAATATAAATATTAATATATTAGGAACATGAGTGTCGAAGATATTGATTATCTCCTTGAACATAGTGAAACAGATAATTTCATTCTATACTGTGATAGTGCATATAGAGATAGAAATTATTTTCCATATCCAAGTCATTACCAATTGACATTCGATCAACCATTTAAGAATGTTACTGGAATAGAAATTTTAGATGCATCTATTCCATCTACTATGTATAATATTGAGACAGATGCTAATAGTATTGCAGGATTTACATATGCTTTAAATAAAGATATAACATCAAAGCAAACAGATTATAATGTAATCTTGCAAAACTATTTAAAAGAACTATCTAATTTTGATGAATTTGATACTGCATTTAATAATATAACTGTGGCTTCATCATATAGTCAAGCTGCTAATGTTGAAAATCTTAATAGGATTACTGGACAAATAATTGTATCAACATTTGAATTAATACATGCTAAATATCCATCTACAAGTATGACAAATCCTGAATGGGCAAGTGATTATACTTACGATGATATTCCATTATCAACAACATCACCATATTATTTATTCAGGAAGGGTACTATACTTAATTCTCAAATTAAAAGATATATCGATGATATATCTATTGTACCTTATAATACAGGTGATATCAATACTGATATTGGAGTATATAAATTTACATTTAATGGTATAATATATGCTTTTGCGGATAATCCCAATGATACAGTACTTCAAGATTACAAACAAAAAATAGAAACATATAGATATATTATAACCGAAAATACCGATGGTACAATTGATTTAATATATTATCAAATTGATAGAGTTCAACAATCTGTTATCTTACAAATAACTAATAATACACCACAGATTTTATATTTATTAATAATGACATTCTTTTATTCAACTGTTATTGCAGGTAATTATAGTGGTGTATCATTTTTAACAGAAGCAAAGCGTGTAATGGCAGGTACAAATGTTACTGTTGCTGGTTCATCTTCGTCAGATGTTAGTATTCAACCTAAATTAAAATTCTCAAGTTCTTTTCCATTTGTATTAAATATGAATCTTTCAACATTAAGATCTTCTATAGGATTTGATGAATTTTCAGAGTTAGGTAGTAAAACATATACGAAAATGTATTATAAAGATAATAAATATATGTTTGGTTCTAATTATGATGGTGGATCAGAAACTTGGAATCTAACTGCAGCAGGTGTATTATATTTATTAGGAACACGATATTGTATATTAAGATGTCCTGAAATAGAAGATCATATGTATGCGAGTCTTGCATATGCAAAGTTTTCACCTGGAATTGGTATGTTTAAAATGTATGCTGTAAATGATATAGCACATCAGCGTTTTGATTATGTAAATTTCCATAGAAAACCATTTCATCCTATAGGGAAATTAGATAGATTAACATTTAAATTTGAGAGAGCAGATGGTACTATATATGATTTTAAAGGTGCGAATCATTTAATATTAATTTGTATTAAATATCTAGTTCCATCACGGAAAAATAAGAAATTCACAAGAAGTATTTTAAATCCTAATTATAACTATGATTTTAATTCATATATGGCAAGAGGTATGGAATATAAAGAGCCTTCTGATATTGATGAAGAAGACGAAGTAAATGAACAGAGAGTTCATACAACTCAAAAAAAAGAGAATGAACATGATTATTCAACAAGTGGAGATGATGAGGAGGATAACGATACAAGTTCGGATTCTGAAGTTGATTATAGAAATCAAAGATTTGTAAGAAACTAATATGCTACAGATGCATACATATCACCATCAAATCCTTCAATTATATCTTGTTCTTCTTGTTTAAAACCTTCAACTTTGGGTACTAGAGCGGGAGGAACAGCGATTTCCTCTTTCTTCTCATTTAATGTAGGTGGTGCAGGTGCTACAGCAGTTGCTGTTGGTGTTGCATCTTCCCAGAAATGTTCAGGGCCGACAAGTTTGCTATTTCGGGTATGTCCCGTTTTTTTTTCTTCTTCTTGCCAGAATTTTTCACGTAAATGATCATCTGTAAAGTATTCTTTAGGATAAACTGAACCTCCTAAGGTACTAATTAATGTGAGTAATACTAAAAGTACAACAAAAACGATTAATAAATCTTTCATATCTTGTTCTTTATGATTTAATAATGAGATATTTTTTTTGGTATAATGCTTATTTTTTTGTTTATATAAGATAAGCAAATAACAAAAATGCTATATGGCACAGATCTGACATCTGCATATTCTAATGATTTTGATCCAACACCAAAACAAGCAACACTACCTAAACCTATTGTACAACAAAATGTTCAAAAAGAACCTAGAAAAGACCCTCCGTCTTTAGATCCTTCGTTTCTTACTTCTGATCAAAAATTACATATGCTTTCAAATGAACTATTAAAGCAAAAAGAAATGTTTGAACAAAACAAAAATAATAGCTATGTCGATAAATTATTATCCAAGAAAAGAGATATTATGAAATTACTCATTATTTCATTCGTATTCCTACTTGCTATAAGTCTCCATTCAGTTGTAGATTACTACTTAAAGAAATATTTAGAAGATAATGTCTTAAGTGGTGGCAAAGAGTTCCTATTACGATCATTATATCCTGTTGCGGTACTATTAGCTTTATGGAATATCAAGGCATTTAATAAGTGATTTAAGTATACTCGGGCAAACGAATTTTGGAACACCTAGCGATCCAAGTTTGATTTATAGATATACATAATTATATCGGACAAACGGGTACTTGATGAACACCTATTTATAATAAGTTTTACTATACATCCCAGTTTGTTTTACAGATAAAGCAATATCTTACAAACGGATATAGAGATCAATATATTAAAAATTCGGGTTTGCTTTAGAGTATATAGACAGTTTATCTACAATAGGCTGTAGAAAGAGCACTTTATTCTACAATCTCGGTACTCCCTAACTGTCCAATTCGAAGACCTGACTCCCTAATAAGCTATACAATAGACTCTAGGGCTCTACGAATGTTATGCTTTATAGCATATTTTGCCACTGTTGGGCAGGCTCTGAACCCTCGAACCTTGCTGATCCACCAAAGGACATGCTACACTTAAGTAATCGCCACAAGGTTTGATCAAGGGGTTATTTAACATCGGTACTAATTGCGCGAGGAGTTAACCGGAAGCAATTCTGTTCCCGATGGAGAAATAGATTACAAAGACTGTTTACTGTATCTAAACAAGTATAATCATATATCCTTAAGTAGTTTTCATCCCTTAAATGCTTTAGATTTTGAAATTAATTAGGTGTTCCAAAATTGAGTTGCCTAACTATAACTATGCAATATTTTTTCAGAAAGTCAGAACTTATTCTGGTATCACTATATACGCTAAAGTTATGAATCTTGATCGTCATAATTTAGAAAATAATTCTGTTAAAGAAATTCTTCACACATTTGAAGAATTAACACCTATCGAAGCTCATGATTATGGTAATAGTTATAAGATCTCTGCTTTCTTATCTATATTGAATAATAACTTTCACAAATCAAAATTATCTAAGTAATAGTTCCTAGATACTAGATATATGTTTTATTTACATTGATTACAGGTGATCCTCGCTTCTTCTGTAATGAATTTATATCAAATAATTCCTCCTCTTCTTCATCATCATCCGTATCGAAAGTATGATTCATTTGCCAAAATGACCTATCACATAAACAGAAGTCTGGTCTTTCATCTGCTTTGAACCAATATATTTGATCTGATAATTTATTAGATTTAGTAGTATTATCTATGACTAAACATTCGTAATTCTCAGTGGACTGCGTCATTATCTGATTAAAAATATCGAAAGTTGGGACAAACCCTGCATAATTCTCGTGTAATTTTCTCCTTGCATTAATTCTTGGTTCTCTTAGTACAAACACGAAATCTATATTATTACGTAACATAGGTGGAGCTGCAAGAGCATATTGAGATGTAAATATGAAGAACGCATTAAAATGTCTTCCATTTAAGAAACAAGCCCTAATATTTTTATCAATAGTCCATGCTTTATCATATAGACAATCGTCCATTACAATAAACGCTCGTGGATCTATTTTAGAACTACCATATATTCTCTCCTCTTTTCTCATTCTTTTAGTAATCATTTTTTGACGCTTTACGAATTTCTCTAAAAGCTCAGGAGTATATTCTTCATGAATAAATAGTCCAGGAATCATTTTACTATAGAACTCGTTACTGCCTTCAGTACCCGATATAACCATTCCAACAGGTAATTCTTGATTATGATATAACAAATCTCTAACAAGAATAGATTTTCCTGTATTACGCTGTCCTATCATAACTACAACACTCGTATCTTTAATACGAGATAAATCAAATTTTTTTAATTGAAGTCTCATTTTTAAGAATAGATTAATATATCATCACAACAAAAATTATTCTATTTGACGCATTTTAAATATTAGAGACCATATAAAAAAAGATTGCATATAATATACAAATGGAAACCGATACAATTTTAGGAAAACGAAAAAGACAATATAATTGTCAAAAAGTAGATATTATTGTAGAAGTATTAGAAATTCCATTAGGAGAAAATGATAAAATGATTAACAATATGTATTCGGAAATTGAACGATTACATACCGAACTTGATGATATATTAGATTTTTATAAAGTATTGAAAGGAGGTATGAAACTTCTTTGTGAATAAAGACGAACATATACCAGAATAACAATACCAATTAATAGTGCCCCTATCCCAATATTATCTTTGCAGATAAACAATAATGTAAAACAAAACAGTAGTAATAGTATAGGAATCATAAATGGATTATATAGAACATCAATATCTTCTATAAATACTAAAGTTATAATTAATACAAATGCTATAAGATAATGTAATTGTTGGCTATCTAAATACATAATACTATAATTATGTATTATATTTAGAAATTTGGATCACCTGTATGTATTTCTTTCATTACAATATTAATTGTATCATCTTGAGTACCAAAAATATATACAATACCACCGCTTAATAAAAGACATATTACAAATAGTATTGGATAATTTGGACGTTTATTTACATCTGCCTCATCCTTTTTTATTAAATATATTACGAATACAACCGCAATTGATATCAACAATGGAAGTAAATATAAACTATTCATCTGTTTTACAGAAACCAACTATTTTTTTATTGCCTAAAAAAACTCATTCTCTATATCCAAAATCTTTATGTTTTTGTCTTTTTTCTTTTCTTTTATTTTTATCTCTCGTTTGAGATTCTTATCCACAAATTCACTTAAAATATTCTCATTCCCTTTTATTTCAATATCTTTGATCTCACCAGTTATATTTTCTATATCTATATTCTTAATATCTTCATTTGTTTCTTTAAGTGATTCCTTAAGTGGTTCTTCTTCCACTTCTTCTCCTTCCGATTCTTGTTCAGATTCTTCAACTTGTTCTTCTTCTTCAGATTCCTCTGCTTGCTTTTCTATTGGTTCGTTCATTTCTTCTTCTTCTTCTTCTTCTTCTTCTGATTCTTCAACTGGTTTTTCCGCTGGTTCTTCCACTGGTTCTTCCACTGGTTTTTCCACTGGTTTTTCCACTGGTTCTTCCACTGGTTCTTTCAATGGTTCTTCCACTGGTTCTTTTACTGGTTTTTCCACTGGTTTTTCCACTGGTTTTTCAAATGGTTCTTCCACTGGTTCTTTTACTGGTTTTTTTACGGGTTCTTTCACTGATTTTTCTACTGGTTCTTCCACTGGTTTTTCAAATGGTTCTTCCACTGGTTCTTCCACTGGTTCTTCCACTGGTTCTTCCACTGGTTCTTCGACTGGTTCTTCCACTGGTTTTTCCACTGATTCTTTTACAAGTTTTTCTACAAGTTCTTCTACGGTTTCTTCTACGGGCTCTTCTACTGGTTCTTCTACAAGTTCTTCTACGAGCTCTTCTACTGGTTCTTCTACAAGTTCTTCTACGGGCTCTTCTACTGGTTCTTCTACGGTCTCTTCTTCTTCTACAAGTTCTTCAATAGTTTCTTCTACAGGTTCTTCTTCTATAAGTTCCTCGACAGATTTATCTGCAAGTTCTTCATAATCTTCACCAAGTTCTTCACCATCTTCTTCACCACCTACTTTTATATCCCTTTTAACTTCCTCATCCTCTTCATCATCTTCTTCCTCTTCCTCTTCCTCTTCTTCTTCTTCTTCTTCTTCTTCTTCCTCTTCATCATCGTCATCATCTTCTGCTTCATCATCTGCATCGTCTTCTTCTTCAAACATTTCATTGGCATTGACTTCCTCTGTATTTGTCTTCTTATATTGAATATAACTGTATTTACTATCACTTCCTATACTCTCAACTACCTTATCATTTACAATCTTTTTCATCGGCAAGCATTTTCTTATAGTCTCCTTTAATGACTGATATATTAACATATTAAATTCATTTGTATGTTTAACTGCGTCTATAGAAGATACTTTATGATATAAAAGATGTGGTAGTTTCCATAGTTCCCTTGCAACATTTAAAAAACATTCATATATGAAATTTATAGGAGTATCTACACTTACGGATAATTTATCATTTTTATTTAATGCAGTTAATATCTGTATCCTTGTAATATATATCGAATTAACAAGACCATCTATGTAATCTACTTTTGACTTTATCTTCTTGTAAATTTCATTCTTATCTTCATCATTCCATTCAGATACTTTCCTTATCTCATCTTGAAATTCTCGTAAAATTAAACGATGGATTTTATTAGTACTCTGCACTTTCTTATAACTCTCTATGAAATATCTATGAACATATGGTGCAATAACCTTTATAAACTCATATGAATACTCTTTTTTACTATCTAATAACAAACTCAGATCTTGCTTTGTCTGCATTTTGAGTTTTCAACAGAAAATAAACGATAATAAAAATACGCAGATGCTTATATAGTATTCTTATGCAGATGATAATGGTTTGATCGAATACGGATTATCTTGTAATGCTGTTAATAGATTTATATCCAATCTGTCATCATTATCAAGTTGATCCTTCTCCTTTGTTATTACAATATCTTCGGGTGAAGTAGTCTCTTGATTCATAATATGTTCAATATTATTATTCTCCCTTTCAGTTACAGAATCTATCTCTAATCTACGAGTATAAACATTCATTGAATCTAAACCAGATGCCACCTTAACACTCTCTTTAGTTGGATTACGACCTTCTAATGTCTCTTCACGTAACTCATTCATTGTAGCATTCATAATATCTTCGTGTGACATTGGTTTTTTGGCATCCGAAGACTCCGCTACACCAAAGTAATCATTATCGGATATAAACTCTTTCTGTGTAGGTGGAGCATTATCTGGCGCAACCTTATAACCATCACCTTGTTCCCTTTCAGCAACACCAATATAATCTCTATCACTAATAAATTCTTTCTGTGTAGTCTTCGCATCATATTCAGTTGTCTGATAAGCACCAACTACATTCTCAAGTGACTCAATATTTCCATATCTCTCACCATCAATTAATGTCTCGGCAATTGTAGTTCTTACTTTATCATCAAGTCCAATTGTTCCCTTATAAGTACCACCACGAATATTGAGATCAGTATCCATTTGTTTTGAAGTATCTCTTATTGTAGTTCTGGCAACATCTTCAGGATCATATATGATTATTCGTGTTGGACCTTTAATATTACCAGATTCTACAGCATCATGTATATTAGTTTCCTTAATTGTTGTTCTTGCGACATCATTAGGATCTTTAATTGTAATCTTGGGAGGGAAAGTTGCTTGTAATTGACCATATGGTCTTTCATTTTGTATTGTATATTCTTTTCGGGTATTTCTGAAGATATCTTCTAATGGAGCTATAATTGATTTTACTAATGAAATTAAATTACCTTCATAAGTTTTCTCTGTTGTTAAATCACGCTCATTCTCTTTGCATAGAATATTACCTTTACCGAAATCATATTCATCTCCTTTACCATACTCATCACCATCTACATTACGGAAACCAAAGTCTTCTAATTGTTGTCTTGTAGTCTGTTTGATAGCACCTTCTACAGGTTGAGCCTTACTGAAACCTGCAGCATATACATCACCCTTATATTCTCCTGTTGTAGATTGCCTATTTGTATCTTTAGCATCATATTCAGGTCGTTCTGTATCTTTGATTTGAGCACCTGTAGTTGTAAAGTATCTATCAGGATTGTTTTCATAGAAAGTCACTACTTTATTTTTATTTACAATTCCAACTTGACCACGTTGTGCTGTACCCATACCCGTAAGAATTCTACCCTCATAGGTCTCTTTAGAATTAGAACCTATACGAAGTTCATCAACAGTCTTTGGTTTTACTATATCTTGTATATTATATTGTTGATAACCACCAGTTGGTTTTGCACTGTAACCCGCATTTAAACCAGGTCCAACCTTAACAGGTTCAAAAGGACGCTCATTATTACGAATCCTTGATTCATTATACCTATCCTTTAAGAACTCTGTCTGAACTGGATTACCATACACATTCCCAGCATTCTCTTCTAAATCAAATAGAGGCTTACATTCCTTCTTCTTAATATATATATCACTCTCTATCTCACCTGTAAATCTCTCTAAAACACCATGATTTGCAAGAGGATCTACATTCTGCTTTATACTACCACCAAAAAATGGTTGCATATTACTATGCACAAAATCATCACTCGGTATCTCTATACCCGCTAAACTACTCTTTATTGTCTTCTTTACTGAACGACTTCTATCATCACGAAATGTATTACTTATTACACCCGTTTGCTCGGGATGTTCCGCTTTTCTATATGCTTCTTGTCCTTTCAATATCTCCAACTTTTTAACAGCATCTACAAATGACGAATCATACATAGTATTTGCGGTAGGAATTTCACTTGTTCCAATCTGGGTATCTCTCCGTTCTGGTTCATCATTATTTTTACTTAATAAATATCCTATGCCAAGTAAAGACATAAAAGCATAGAGTTCTATCATATTTATACATAATAAATATAAAAATTATCCAACAAAAATCTCGTTTATACTTTGTAATAAGACATATAAGAGAGTATTTATCTATTAAATTATTCTAATTCATGTTTAACAATAACTCCAAATATTACATATTATATTCATTATTACTATTCTATAAGTCTATCGCACAAAATATCGTCCCTGAAATTAAAATACTTATTATTCCTTTATATTGCAAAGGAAGTATATATCCAGCAGCATATATCCCTAATAGTACTCTTAACGACCTATCATATTCAATTAATAGTTGTTCTAATGGAAAAAATTATATTAGCCAGAATTCAATCGTATCTAATCCTTACCCTATTAGTTGTACCCAAAATGACATTTTAACATGTTCTAATCAACCAAAATGGGAAACGCAATTACCAGTAAATCTCAATGCTAATTATGGACAATATTATATTTTTATGGTCACTCCACAAGAATATTTATTATCATGTCCTATTGGTCTTGGTGTTGTAGATGGATATAGAGCATGGATCAGATATGATAATGTTGATACATCGGTTGGATTCTTTCATGAATTAGGTCATATGTTCGGTTTAGATCATGCTAATACTCCTATTGAAGAATATGGTGATTTATCAAGTGTTATGGGTTTTTGTTGTGATTTCCGTTGCCATAATTCTGCAGGAGTTGATTATTTAGGTTGGTCTAATATTGTTGTAAATATCAATACTCAACAACTACAAGATAATATACCCATGATCTATAATACATCATATAATTCATTTGATTTCATTTTGATTGATAAAAATGTATATTTGAGTTATAGACTAAATATCGGTGCTGATAAAGGATTGCAGATCCCATGGTATGGTCATTTATTGGTTCATATAATGAACCCTAATAAAACTACCACTATATTAGGTGATCTATCTCTAACTGATACATTTGGCATTGATGTATCATATAATAAAACAATTACAATTAAACCTATAAAGTTTGATATCAAACAAGTTATAGTTCAAATCGTTAAAACTAATGGTTCTTCGGCTAATACAACATATAATTTACCTTATACTCCTATTACTACTTATCCTACTATTATATATAAAAGTGATGCTTTTGGATTTATAGACTACCTCCGAATTTGGCCTTTAGGGCTGTATGTAGTTCATTTTCTTTTAGGGCTTTTACCTTAACCTTGTGTGTAATCACATATTTGATAGGGTTAGATGGATCAGCCTTGTTAGGGAATTCACGAGTAATGGGAGTTGGTAATTTGATTCTACGTGCATCATACGCAAGGAATTTATGTGCTGAACCAGCGGTACTTTCACGAATAATGAATTGGACAACGGCATCATTCTTGAAACGAGCATATTTGGATTCCTTTGCTAGGAGACGGAATAGTTTGTTGGCGGCTTTTGTTGCTGCACCACTGGGTGATTTAGAAATAAGCTTTGCACCTTCGAAACCGATTGAAGAACCCTCAATTGTGAATGAACGATAATCTTGACCATGCTTTTTTACCATTGTGTTTTATATTATATAATATTTTTTATTTTTCTAAAGTATAAGATATTTTGGTAATTATGAATTTTAGAATATTAACTACGACTAATAATTACTATATGAGTATTATCACAAAAATAGATGTTCGTAGTAAAATACCATATTCAAGAACTATATAATTTGGAGGAAAACAAAAAGGATGTGTAGAAATTTCTGTAAGACCATTGCTAAAAGATGATAGATTTAAAGATATTGATACTTCTATAGCAACTATTGATAGAATTGAATTCTCAAAAAAATGTAATAAAAATCATATTATTAGAACGGCTATTATTATTGTATCCAGATTATTCTCAAAAGATATAAATTTAACTAAACAACCACAAATTAAATTATTTTCATTGAGTGATGCAAGTGCAAGAAAATGCATAGATAATGGAAGTTCTATAAGTTTATCATGTTTATCTATTGCATTATATGGAAAAACTTGGTATGAAAAACATTTCAGCGCAAAGATATACAATGATTACGAAAGAGATCGGTATTCTAATGACTTACAAAAATTAGTATCTAACGATAAATTGGATTGGATATATATAAGTCGAAGATTTCAGATATCAGATGAATGTAGGAAGATATATGAAGATTCGCAAACTTACCGAGAATTTTTTATAGAACTTAAAAAAACAATGGATAAGATAAAATATTGTGAATTTCTTGCATCTTGGTTAGAGTCTTTTATCAATGAGATAATCTTTTGCAACACAAACTATTTCTCTATGCAATGGATAATTAATCCTAAAGATATTTCACCTGTTAATTTTATTGATGGAAATTATATGCAACAGATAAAAGACAAGCCACTATATGAAAATATTGTAGATGGTAGTAAATTCTTGGATTCTTCTTCAAAATTGAAAATAATAATGTAAAACTATATAAGAATTATTCATTATATAATTCTATGTCTGAAAAATTAGATTTACCTGACGGAATATCTATTGTTGATAAAAAATATAGAGCTGAATTACTTATTGCTGCATATCTTATATATTCTTCGGATCATGAAACACTTGCAAATGCTATACAAGAATTAGAAAATTATAAAAAAATTAGAGATGATCTTGCAATTGAATTAGCAACAAGAAACTAATATTGACGAAGTTCGCTACAAGTTCTGTAATTTAATGGATGAACTTCTCTTTCTATGCCACAGAATAATTCTTTCTGATGTTGTCTATGAGGTGGTAAAGCAAGTGTTTGAGATATTGGTTTAGGAACACATGGTCTAAATGTATCTTTTACTATCAATCTATTGTTAATATTTGTATCAAAGCTAACTAAACAATTTTTTTGCGGATCTTGACATAAATTTTCCCATCTGTTAAATCCTCTGCAACGTAAGGTACATGGAGGATTAGAAATACGACAAGATTCAGCCCCTAACCCTACACAATCACGAGGCATAGTCGCATTACAGAATGGCTTATCTGATGGTAAATATTTCTTACTTGGACAATCAGATGCTTTCCTTGTTATACCTATTAATTCAGAATCAACATCTATTAAATCTTTAGTACATAAAGCAGCACCATATCCATTCATAATTACTGTAGGATCAGGACTAAAGCAAGGACTACAAATATTTGTTCTATCTAACATATATTCACCAGGACCAATAGATTCATTTAATTGATGCTTGTAAGCACAAGAATCAGAATTTAATCTGTTAAAACTCATTGTATTATAATATATATATAAAAATTATTTTTCATATACTATGTCGGAAATGTTTATTTCTATATTGAGTTTTCAAATTATATCTTAAAGTAAAATATTCTTTCGCTGATAATATATAATCAATCTCTTCTTCTTCTTCTACATATTCACAATCGCTATAAGTTGTAGTAATATGTTCATAACTTACAAGACGATCATTAGAATGCAATATTATGACATTCTGTGGAATATTGAAAATATTTATTGGGTTATTGACATAAATAGTCGAAAGGTTGCTATTTTTAAGAATCGGTGTGAAGTCTAAAAAACAGTCGTATGTACGGAATATGTTTATATTCTTTAATCCTTTCATCTCACGTAAAAAAATGATTGATGAATTATATTCTAAATGGACAGTGATGTCTTGACAGTGATACTTCACAAAAGTATTTATATTTTTACAACTTGAATACAGGTTCATATAGTCTAATGGATCATATAGTAACTGAAAAGTCTTATTTAATACATCGTATGGTAAATGATCTAACATCACTTACTTTCCAAAAAGAAAATATCTATAAGAATATATGAATTTACCTGAAAAGATTTACTCTATCCGATATAATAATCGTTTTCTAGGGTTCAATGAACGCTCAAAACTACCACAATCTATCGTATTTGCCTTTCCTAATAGACGTCATGCTTTGACTATTAGAGATAAAATTAGACAATTAAAAGTTATTCCAAAATTACACCTTGATGAAAATCAACACTTTGTTATGAGTAAAAGACCTTATAGAAGACAAGATAAAGAAGATATTGATGATATTGATGAAGTTCTAGTTCTAGAACATAAAGCTAAACCATTTGTTATTAAACTTGGTATTAATATGATTGATACTTGTCTTGTTCATGATATTACGGAAATTTATAAATCTATCAAATTTAACTCCTATAATATGATTTCAATACGAGAAGCTCAAATTGAACATATTGTAGCTAATCTTGATAGAATATATGATATCGAATCTGCAGAACATACAACTTAGTTTTTCTTTATTACTTTCTTCTTTACTATTTTTTTCTTTTTAGATAATCTAGACTTACCACCACTTATGCCTTGACTATCAAGAAATTTAGTAATTAAAACGGCACGTTCTCTTACAAGTATTATTTCTTCAGGAGTATAGCCATAATCATTTATTAGTTGATTATCATCGTGTGTCGCTAAATCTAGACAATCATCAAAGGCCTCTTTTATATCTGTTTTTGTCATATCAACTTCATATATATTTTTAGGTTTTCGAAGTATTCGTGTAATATTACTAAAATATTT